ATGACTATTACACCGATGCCGACGGAAAATAAGGACTGGGGCTTTTGGGGAACCGCCCGGGTTTCTGAATATGATGTTGAAATGACGTGGGATACGGTTTCAAAATGGTTAGCAGATCGTTTAAATCTCACCGCTTTGCAGGTTCGGGATACGCTTGATAGCCGTTTGGGCCGACATCTTTGTGATGATTTGTCCTCCATTGACGGGGGGCCGAGATCTCCGGCAGTGATCAACACGCATCTGGATCGGCGTTTGAGCAAGGGAAACTGGAAGCGCCAATTTCAACAGTTGGCACGTTAGGCTGACAAGGCATTTCCATTGGGTGTTGATTGCAAAGCAAGCCGGGGCATTTACCCCGGCTTTTTGTGTTTTTATGCTGATACATTCCAGAACAGGACGCGGTCTGATGACCGATAGTGTCGGCATTCTTCCCATGCTTTTGCATCATAATAGGGGTTTGACGGAAATGGCGGTGTTTTCCGACATTTGGTACTGAATGGAATGGAGGCGGAAAAGATTGCATTGGTTGCTTTCTTCCCCACCGCAACGGCACAAATTCTTGCCTCAGGCCAGGCTTTTGCCAAAGCTTTTGCAAGAACGCCGCTGCCCGCCGCGCACCAAACTTCATTGGGTTTGTAGTTAATCGCCTTAGCGACCCCAGCGATTTCGTTGATAGCTTCCGGCATATCTAATCCGAACGGCAACAGATACGCTCCGCTTTCGGCGCAATACTGCCGGGCGCGTGCCTTGACGACCGAGAGATAACCCGGTCGCACTTCGATAATGCGTGCGCCGTAACTTTCGGCCTGATTGGTATAGGCTGTGCGCTCCTTTCTGGCAGGCACGAACAATGTCGCCTGTTTCCCGGCTTGATAGGCGGTAATTGCCAAAGCCACCTGCGCGCCGCCCTGGGCGGGTCCGGCATAGACAACTTCATTTGCATCAAGCGTTTTCAGGTAAGGTAACAGAAAGCGCGACTTTGTGCCGCCGGGGATCAGGTCGTCGCGGATAACAGCGACTCCTTCATGATGTTCTAAAACGGGTCGTTGCACGGCGTGTCTCCCAAATCCTGTTTAGCGATCTTTGGGTCGCCCTTTACAAACAAAAGCACGTTCTGGTGGGCGCGACCGGGTTTTCGGCTTTTTTCCCACTGTCCGCGCACCCGTAAAGGCAGCGTTCCCAAGGCGTTAAGCAGCACTATCTCGCCATAGTATTTGAGGCCAGCCTCACAAAAGGAGGACCTCACGACCTCCGGAAGGCCAAGGTAAAACCCCTCCTTATCGCGAATATCCGAGACGACGTAAGCGGCAAAGCGGTTGTTCTTGAGGCGCTTTGCCTGCTGCTTGATGGAATGCCGCAGGCTTCCGGCAAACACGTCCCAGGGCATATTGGAAATATCGCCTGCAAGGTCGGAATAAACCTCAAGATCGCCATAGGGCGGGCAGGAAAACAGGAAGTCGGCCTGTCCTTTGAAATGCCGGTGGATCGATTTGCCGCAGGAGTCCAAGCAGCGCCATTTTGGCACGGGAGCAGAACATAGTTCTTCAGCCTGCCTTTCATTGGCGGCAACCTGCTCGGCGCGAATGTCAAAACCCATATAGTTAAAGCCCAGCCGGGAGGCGACCACGCCCCGCACTGATCCGCCTGCAAAGGCATCGAAGATCAGGCCATCGCTGGGCACAAACCAGCGATAAAGGATTTCGCACAATACAGGGTCAAAGATGCTGGTTGATGCCCAAGCCGGTGTGTCTTTGTGCTTGCTGTTTTTGATGTGGGATGCCTTGACCGCATAGATGGATTTAAGGCTTTCCCATGTATCGTCGCGGCCAAGCTCACTTTGAATACCAAGGTCGAGCCATTGGCGTTTGCGTGTCTGCCACCAACCTTGCCGGGCATCGAGGACCGAAAAAGGGGGATAGAAGAAGTCTTTATATAGCTTTCCATTACTCACTGATTTTCTCCGAAGCTCGCGGCTTTCAGAGATGGTCCTCTGACAGGGACTCGATTGCATTTATGGTCTTGCAGCGCGTGCATTTGACCCGAATGAAGAGGCGGTCGAACGCTTCCAGGAGTTTTCGACCGCAGGATTTGCAACGTATATCGCGGTATTGTTCTTTCTTTGTTCCAGAGTTGATTGACTCCGTCATCATCGACCTTTAGCAAAATCCCTGCCGTTGCAACGGTGGCGGGGCGGTTTATCCGTGAGTGGTCGAACTCACTCGGTTTGGGCGGTGGTGCGCCCGAACTCCCGCCTTTTCAGACAGGGGTAATTTTATCCTCAATCCTGACCCACGCCTGATCCATCGGCTTGCCCCACTGGCTTTGGGCGATGAAGTGATAGGTGCTGGCGAGGTCGGCATAGCCCACAACGCTGTCCTGGCGGTTATCAAGGACATAAACCCCGCGATCCGTGTTGATCATGAGAACGAGATGCGCGCCGCCGGTTTCGGTTTGGCAATAGGCCACCGCCTGGTGTTGCCAGGCGATCCCTTGTTTGATCAGGTTTTGTGAACACCACAGGGCAAAATCCTCGCAATCGCCTTCGGGCCTTTTGTCGGTGGGGATGCTCCAATATTCCTGCTTGTGGTACTTGTCGATGTCCGCGCGATAATCGAACCCTGTGCGGGCCTGCCAGTGAATGTCTTTGATAATGCCCCACAGGGGGCGCGTGAGTTCTAACGGCATTGATCGGCCTCCGGGTTGCGGGCGCAGAAATCAACCGCGCCATGCAGCGGGGCGTAGCTGCCCGATGTGATTGGACGCCCGCCGGGTGGTGGCAGTTCCGGGTCGCAGCCCGCAAGGGCAAGCAGCCCGGCCATCAACCCGCACAGCAGGACGTAAAGGGCAAAACAGTGGCCAAAGGATGTGTCTGTCATTGCTGCCCCCTAAGATCATGCAGCGCAAGGGTCGCAGCCGAGACGTCCTGAACGGCAAGTTTCGCCGCATGCCATGCCGTCCAGTCGGGATTTGTCATTGTGCTTTGCTGACCGTCGCCGTCAATAAGGGTGATCAGACGAACAGGCTCGTCCTGACTGGCAAGCGTTAAGGCCGCCTCATAGGCTTCAAGGTCTTGCAAGGCTTCACGCACGGTCGCATTTGCTACTTCCTGATTACTGACATCCTCGGGGTCAAGTGAGGCAATGGGCAGGGCGTCAACCGTGCAGCGGGGAAATCCGTCAATGAGTTCCCAGCGACGCAGGAATTCGCCCTCTTTATAATAGTCTTCAATATCGCAACATTGAACCATATTCCCTACTCCTGCTTGCATCATCAAACAGCCCACCGGCGTGCGCCACCGGTCAGCTTGGCAGACCCGGTCCATTTGATGGTTTTGTCAGAAACGCCCGTTACTTTGATGCGTGCGCACTGTGTGGTCGTATTCACATCAATCACGCAATCCATTGTTCCCGTACTTTCGCGGTCACTGGCAAGGTCATCAATACCAACCAGCATTACATCCTCATTGACGGACCGATACACTGTTGCACGCTTGCTATAGCTCGCGCGTTCGCCAGGAATATCGGTATCCTCGGCGGCACGAACCGAAATCGTAATATCAAGCTCTTCGCCCTCTGCAACCGACAAAGACCAGATAACGGTCGGTGTCGCATCAACGGTCACACCGCTATAAGTGATTTCCGGTGGTGTGATTGGTGCTCCTGCCAGCCCCAGATCCTCACGTATATTGTGTTCAGGTAGCATCGCGACAGCTTCACCGGCACTCCCGATCATAGCGACACCAGTCCGCGCATCGATTGCTTTTATGGTATCCGTCGTCAGACTGGTGTTGATTGTCGCGTCAATATAGTTAGTCCGCTGCAGACCTTTGAAAACGGAAACACCGTCGTCGCTTGCAACATGCAGGGCATCGGTCCCGGCATCGTAAGAAAGGGCTGTTACAGTATTTGACGCCCCCCCCAGCAGGCATTTCGCCCCGGCGGCAAATAACGGCTTTTCCGCCTCATATATCTTGCTGATCTGGGCGGGAGCCATCGCGCCCGATACCATTCTGAATAACGAGATTGCCCCTTGCAAAAGAGGATAATTAGTTGTGCCTATCGTCAGCGCCGTATCGGTATCCGTGAGAGTTCCCGTTTGGGTCAGCACCCGCGAGGCATCAAGTCGGGCATTAATCCATAATTCAGTCAGCGCCCCCCTGCGAATCATCACGCAGAAAGCAAAGCCCTTTTCGCGAATTTGCGTAACGCCTGTAGCGCTATCGCTTCCGGCACCACCATCATCGGTCACAAGCGAAACAACACCGGAGCCGCCGAGAGTGCGCGCAATGATAGTTTTGCCTGCGCCATTGTTGAGCGAAAAAATATCATCCGTCGCATTCGCTGCGAGATTGTCGTCGCGCAACCAGAACAGGATCGACCAGTCATTTACACCGAAGTCAAAATCCTCGGTATAAGCAAGCGACAGGTAGTTTTCTGCTGAAAACCCTGAATAAGACTTAAGCTCCGCGCCGGTTGCAACCAGTTCTTCACTGACCACGCCGACCTCGGTTAAATCATTGCCCTTAACGGAGCGATCAGCCGTTTTGGAGTTTGCCAAAGCCGCCAGTCGAATATCGCCAGGCATCCAGCCAGATGTGTAATCTTTGGTCAAATAGGCCACAGCATTACGCGCGGGAACCGCGCCGTCAAAACGGTAAAAAGTCACCACATCATTGGCAATAACCAGTTCACCCCCTTTTGCGGCGAGAGAAACCGAACTTGAGGCTGAACCCAGTCGCGGGTCTGTGCCGACAAGACTGTAAATGTCAGTACGACCAAAAGAAGGTTGGGCATATTGTGCGGGGGTTGAAACACGAATAATCGCCGAACCGGAAAGGTTGGACGCATATAAATTGCCGTTTTGATCAAAGACGCATTTGCTATGCTCACCGCTATAACCGCTATTTGTCACGGTTGCATTGTTATGAATGATCGAAACACCACTGACTGTTGCGCAGGCAATCGTCGGTTTTGGCAATCCGGCCCGATCAATATCCGTGCCTGGTAAAACCGTAACCGCAACATCATTCACGGTGCCCAGAAGATAATCTGAATGCCCGCCAATCCACGAATTTACGGTGTGTCGATCTGCTATGACACCCCTATAAGGACCTGTAAAAGTCGAGGTATTATTGTGACGATAGGCGCTATCATTGACAAAATTGATCTTGTAAAGGTTGGTTGCCTTGCCAATTAATAACGTTGCATTAAAAACGTTAATGGCCGTCAAATTGTTATACAGCTCAAGTAGATAATTACTCCCGCCCCGAAGAAAAACCATCCACATCGGCAGATCGGCCTGTGTTGCGTCATAAATGGTCAGGCGGTCGGTCTCGGCCACAATCAGGGCGATGGCCGGAAATTCCCGGCTGGCACCGCGTGTCGCTGTATTGAGCGTTTCGTTATACCAGCTGGTGTGATTGCATTTTTTGCGCCAAGCCCCGCCATCGCTGTCGCGCCGCGTGTCATAGACCTTTACCGCAACAATATTCGCAGTACTTGCCAGCAGCTTGTTGATCGCAGGCAGATTAATATCTTCCCGGTTCAGAGCGGCAACGCCGATGGAAACGGCGGACAATGCTGCGGTCAGAACGGCACGTCGCAGGGTAATGGTCGTCTTGTCTGTGCCTGCGGCGTAGCTGCTTGCTGAAACATCAGCATAGGCGTAAACGCTGCCCAGCGTAAAACGCAGCAAAAGACCCGGTAAATAGGTGCCGGTACGGTTCCCGTTGACCGTAAATGTCAGCGTATCAACATAGGCCGGAACATCATTGCTGGCAGGCCACATCATGCTGCGCAATGTATCGAACTTCAAATCGCCATTGGCATTCAGAGACTGGTTCAGCCGGTCATTGACCGTATTGCGCGATCCGCGAGCGGCCACGACCTCGTTCTTGGTCGCAGCCAGCGACAGGTTTTCCTGTGCTTTGATCCGATCATTCAGGTCGTTCTCATTGCCACGAATAGCACCAAGGACACTCTCGAGATCCTGCTGCTGGGAATTGGGGAGGTTGGGATCAAATGCCATTTCAGACAACTCCTTGCGCATGCCAGGTAAAGCGGGTGGTGCTGATACCGCTGACCTGAAAACCTGTTTTGGTGACTGAATTACTGATCAGTTTTGCGGTGCCGTCTTCCTCGGCCACCACCACAACGGTGGGCACGACAGCGAATTTGCGGGCGAAACTGACGTTTTGGGGTGTGTCATCGAGGGCGATGATACCGCTGCCTGCATCAACCTCGTCGGGTGCATCACAATGGATGGTCATGTCAGAGGCATAGGCCTCGACCACCCAGCTTTGAGAGCGGGTTGAGACGCGAATGCGGCCATAGTGCGCCGTGCCTTCAAAATGGCCGATGACCGGGCGGGCATCGCTTAAATCCGGCTCCATGCCCAGTTCTAACACTACCCCAATAGTGGCGTTATCGGGTTTGAGCACGGACGGGCTGCGGGTGGCGAGTACGGAAGGCGGCACATCCGCCCAGTTGATGACACCGCTAAAGTCAACGATTTCGGCTTTTTGATCAGACCACCAAACACCGGTCAAATCCTCGCCAAAATCAATAATATCTGATTGCCATTCGGCGGTTTCGGTGAGCTGCGGACCAACGAACCATGCCGGAGGCAGACTGGCGAGATCAGCGGGCGACACGGTTTTTAAATCCCACATGCCGTTAAAAACCTCGATGTCATTGGAGCCATCCGGGATTGACCAGGCGGTGCCAACAATCGACGGGCGGCGGATTTGGTTGCTATCGGTACGGCCAATCGAGCCCACAAACGCGCCGCCGTCGGTTGACACCGGGAAGCTGGCCACCGCATTGCGTGCCCAGGCACGGTTTTGCGTCAGGCTGCGATCAATGGCATCCGATGCGGTGCCCTGAAAATTCACCGCACGCAGGGTGAAATGATAGGTACCTGCCAGCGGCACCGGCACGGTTGCTGCCGTTCCGGCAAACTGCACGGTTTGCGAGGCCGCAAGGCTACCGCCCAGCGAGGCCCCGGCGGAAACCGGCGTTGCGATGGTCAACTCAAACAGATCGGCATCATTTTGCGGGTCAACGCTGATGGTCGCAGACCCATTGGCAAAGGCCAGCCGCACATTCGATGGCGTTGCCGGTTTGGGAAGCTGCCCCGACACAAACAGGGTTTCGGTCGCGCTTTCACCAATCGACAGGCGGTTGCCAGACGGTGACACCGCCACCACCCATACCTGATATTGTTTGCCCTGAAGCTCGACCGGGATGGTGATTTTCGCGGTTGTGACCGGGGCGTAAAAGATCGGGCTTTCATCCTTCAGGGCATAATAAACCTGATAGCTTGAGACCAGACGGCCCTCGGCGGGTCGCCATGAAACGACCAGGCTGCTTTGGGTGGCAATACCCAGCCGCACGACCTTTTCGCTCACCGATAGGTCAATTACCGCTGCCGGGGGCGCAATGTCGCCAGACTGGGGTGGTTGTACGGTGTCAGGGATCACGACCTGATCGGCGAGATGGATTTCGGGGGCGGCGTCCACCAGTTCGACCAGGGCATGAAAATCATCGCGCCGGGCGATATTCTTGACAAGCATGTCGCGCAGCTCATAGCCGACAATGCCGAACTGGAAGTAATTGCCCGCGACCGGAGCACTTTCGGGGTCGGCAAAGTCACGCGGGGCGACCGGATTATCGAGCATTAACGTCACATATTCACCGGCTTCATGCGTCACCGTGCTATAGGCCGTGCCGCCCTTGGCCAGCCACATGCGAACGCAATAATCATGCTCGCCGTCAAAGGGCACGGGCTGATCGAGCGTTACAGCAGTCACATTGCCCATTTCATCATGGGTAACGGCCTTGATGCGCCCGCTGGCCACACCGATTTTGGGCACCGGGTGCGAAACCCCAACCATGCTGCCGAGGCCAAAACGCAAATGCTCGTAACCAACAATGGCGGTGGTGGTTTTTTGCCGCAACCGGGCAACGGCAAACCAGTAGCGCCCCTCGCGCCAGGCCATGTCATCACCGTCACAGCCTTCAAGCTGAAGGACTTCAAACAGCGTTGAATTGTTGGCATCAAAACCATCGCGATAGACAATTAGTTCCCGGTCGTTTTCAGATTGGTCGCGCCATTGCACCCGCAAGCCATGCGGCAAATTAACAAAGGTGCGTTTGCGGGTCAGGGACTGACAGTTTTCGGGGCCAAGATAGGAAACCCGCACTGGCTCCGGGTCTTCCCACACCACAGAATATTTCCCGGCAATCATTACCAGTTGTGCCCGACACGACGACAATATGTCCTGGGCGCGGCGGGTTGCCGCCCGACGATCCCGGAAATAGCCGCAATAGCGAAAATAGGCGGTGTCTTCCGATTCCGGGTCGATGGCATCGGGCAGATCGCTATGCGGGGGCTTGCGGGCACAAAAATCGGCCAGGCCCAGCCACATCGGCAAATCAATCTTTTCAACCCCGCACGGCTGCGCCACTGCTTCGCCCATCAGGCACCAAAGGGCGGCCCATGCCGGGTTTTTGGTTTCCTTCCAGTCCCATGTTTGCGTGTCGCGGTCATAAACCGGGAGCAAGCGCGACGCCCTGACGCTGAAGCGATCCAGCAGCCCCTGAAGCTGATCCCCCGCCTTGGCGCGAAAGCTGATGGTGGCAATGCCCTTTTTGCTGATTGGCGGCTTGTGGAGGATGTTTTTGACAGCGGTGATATACAGATCATCGCGCACACGCGGGCTGTCGCTATCAGCAGTCAGACGGCGCGTGCGGATCGCATAACGCCCGTGTGACGGCAAAGCGATGCGCACCGACCGGCGCACCGAATTTTCACTGGCTGCCGTCATCGACAGGCTGATGCGTTCGATGTTGGGCGCTGACGTCATATAGGAGATTTCCGGGTCGTCATACATCATCCAGTCTGGATCAGACGCCGGGAAGTTATTCGGTATCCATTTTGCCGGTGTGCCTCTGGGAGATGTCACCCAATAGGTGCCAAGATGCACGGCTATTTCCAGACGTTGCCCGACCGGGGGCGTGATCGTGTGGGTCTGCGACCCGCCGGGGGCAATTTTGCTGCTTTGCCAATACTGGGTAAGATTTGAGGGCCATCCGGCACCGGGCACCAGATCATTGCGATCAGGATCATAGGTGCGCACATAGACCTGATACTGATAACCGGCTAGCGGATGGGACCCGAAATAAGAGCCTGCCCGCGAAAACAGTGTGATCGTCACGGGACCGTTCACCGGATAATCGGTGCGGTAAATCACCCATCGCTGACCAGCTGGAGCGGCAACACGGGTGAGAAAGCTGCTGGCCTCAAGTGGTGCCGCCGAACTGGGGGCAGAGACATATTCCTCGTCCACATCAAGGCGCTTGATGTCAATTTTTGCCTCAACCGTGCGGTTTTGCCGGTTGCCATTGTCATCGAAATAAACCAGCCCGGTGCAGGCATAATCAATCACCAGCTCGTCGGCCTCGCGGCTTTCAACAATCACCGGGCTTTGATTGGTAATGCGAATGTTATAGTTGTCGGTCTGCGGTTGATCGGCAAACAGCGTCGATGGCGCATCCTCCATCCAGCCTTCACGATATTCCAGCTCGACATTTTCAAAATTCTCAACCGGCGTCGTGCCAAACCGTGGTTCAGAAAACCGCATTGGTCCATAGCCGCAGCCCAGCGTGACACGGGCATAAACGTCATCCCCAACATTTTCGGTAAAAAACTCGGTCACACGCGGCGGCGTGATGCGCTTGATGCCGAAAAGCTGCGGGATCGGCCCATACGGGTCCGGATCGTTGGCAACGCCATCGAGCGACCAAGTCGGACTTTCCGTATTGCGGCTGAAATCACCGCGTGCCGCCGAAATATTGGCGGTCGGGGGTGGCGCAATTGAATTGATCAGGATATTGCCAACGGCTGTGACAGCGGCACCGGCAGCGGCACCAATGGCGGCAGAAGCGGCAGCACCATACCCGGCCTGACTTGCAGCAAGCGATGCAGCGCCGCCTGTATAAATCGAAACCGCGATCACGACGATGGTCAACAGGATGCGCACCGGGCTTTTACCGCCACCACCACCCTTGCCAGGCCGCAAGGTCACGGCCATCGACATGCCGGGCTTTACGCGGACGCGATGCCACAGTTCGGCGGGGATCAGCATTTGTGCGGTCGAGATATTCCAATCGCCGAGCCAGACCTGCACATCCAGCCCGCCAAGAGGGCGCGCCTGGTCATCGATCAGAAGGTCATCAATCTCGCCGCGTTCACGCATCCCGCACAGCATTTGGGCGATGGTTTTACCCTCGGCAGGCAACACATATTCAACGGGAGACGGGTTAAAAATCGACTGACCGGCAAGCACACGAATGGCCTGATTTTGCGGACTGTTCATTGGCACGAGGATTTTAGACATGACAGCCCCCGCAACCCTGAATAGTCTTTGACAACAAATTCAAAAAAGGGGCGTTAAAATGCGAAACCTGATTACCGTTATGTGTCTTTTGATGCTGGCAGCCTGCGGGGCAAATAGCCTGCAAGAGTTGAAGGCAAGCTCTTATCACCGAACAACGATTGTCGATGGCAACTATCAGGATGTATTCAGGTGTTACACGCCGTACATGTTTGGTGGCCGTGGCCACATTTACACTGAACGCAAAGTTGCAGAGCACGTTTATGCGACTGACGGCACATGGTACGGAGTTGCTCAATTCACGCAAGTCACGCCAAACAGCACCAAAATCGAGATGTGGCACAAAATTGAAAGCATTATTGATCGCGATTATGCTTGGGCAGTAGGCTGCGCACAAAAGTCCTGACCCCATCACGCCCCTCCTTCAAAGGCATAAAAGCCCTCAATTCGGCTTTGCGGCCATGAGGGTGCGACCAGGCGCTCACAAATGACCCTACCGGCTTCGTCATCGGCATGAATGATCAGGCCGTCGCCGCAGACCACGCCGACATGCGAAGGCACACCGCCGGTCAACAACATCACCACACAGCGATCTTCGGGCGCATCGAGCTTGCGCCAGAGCGGCATTTCCCCGGCGAATAACCGGGAAATGCCGCGCACATCGCGGGGCTCGAAGGCGTAATCAAGCAGGGGCAATTCATTCCCGGCCTCGGTCTTTTCCACCAGCCAGTGCAGGCCATAACAATCCACCCCGTCAAAGCTGCGACCGCGTTTGACAAAGGGAATGCCGACATATTTGCGTGCCCAGGGGCTGATTTTGATGATCATGATCAGATTTTTCTCGTGAAAATGTTGGGCGCAATCGAGGCATCCCAGCTGTCTTTGGGGTGCGGTTCGCGGGTCATATGCGGGTCCATCACAAGGGTGCCCTTGATCTCGCCCTGGTCATAACTGGCTTGCTCAAGCTCCAGCGTGATGGGGCCATATTCCGTCACATTCGGGCGCGCAGCGGAAAAGACCGACAGGGAAAACAAAGGTGAAACCGACATGGTTTCAATCGCGTCCGCAATCGGGGTTTGCCCGTTATCATCGGGAAAATTCGACATGGCCAGATCGATGCGCGGCATTTCATCCGCCGTTTCATCGGGCAGGTTCAAATCAAACGGCAAGGCAACATAGGTTTTGCCAAGGCGTTCAAGATCCTCGGTGTTGTTGATCACATGCAGGGTTTCGCTCATTTCGGGATGCGAAATGTCGAGAGCGGTCAAAAAGACCTCGTCAATCTCCTGCTGCTGTACAGCCTTGGTGGCTTCCGGGCTTAAACGACCAATTTTCTCAACCACGTTCAAACTCCAGCTCGTAGGTGACTTCCCATTCCTGGCCGTTTTTGACCGGTTTGGGGTCAGGGTTCGCGTCCTTGCGAAACCAGAAGGTCAGCAGCGTGTTGCGGCGCGGATGAACAAAGGAAAACGGCTTGAGGCCACCTTCCAGCGTTTCCCAAAACCACGTCTCGAAAATCGCAACCTCGCTGCGTTTCATCGGTACCGTCACGGTCAAAGACTGACGCGGCGGTTTGGTGTAGCGTTTCATGCGGCGTGGCTTGCCGCTATCGGTACTGCTTTCAAAAAAGTTGGAAACCCAGCTTTCACGATAGCCATTGATCAGCGGGTCAGACGGCAAGGATGCGGGATAGCTTTCAACCATGTCTCACCTGTTGATCAATGATTGAGAGGTATTGAATTGCGAGCCGATTTGTTTGCCGAGCGAGCCATTGGCAATGTCATTGGCGATCATGGGTTTCAGCAGGATATAAAGCTGCTGCGCCCCGTTTTTCGTCCCCCGGCTTTCGACGGTGGGCTGTGCCATGTCCTGCCCGGTCTGATTTTCCAGCGTGATCTCGAATTTCGGTTCGACCATGATCATGCCGGGATTGCCATTGATCGATCCGCTGCGGCCTGAATTGAAAATGTGCCGCGGATTGTCCGCGGTCAGGACTTCCTCATCATCTTTAAGGACCGCTGCAAGTTCGCCCGGCTTCAAGCCGGGAATACGCCCGCTATGAAAGCGCGGGGCATTGTCAAACAGGCTGTGAGGCAGCATACGCGGGTTTTCGCCACCATTGCGTACCATGCCCCCGGAATGGAACGAACCAACAGCCGAGGTGTTCACCCCGGTGCGACCACCATTGTAATGCGCTGCACTGCTATCAAAATTCGTGGTGCCGCCAAAGCTGATCCCACCGAAAAAACTTGTCAGGAAATCACTGGCAAAACCTGCAATCGGCTTGGCAATTTGCTGCTGATACATTATGCGCAAAATGTCGTTGATAATGCTGTTGGCCATGTCGCCAAAAGCCTGCGAAAAGGTCTTGGTGCCGCGTGTCAGGCTGACAAAAGCATCCTCACCCGCACGGTTGAAATTGGTCAGCGCCCGTTCGGTCTGACTGGCCATATCGGCGGCTTCTTCACCAATCTCGCGCAGGCCCCGCTTTAACCCCGCCTGCCAGTCGGTCGAGCCCTGTTCGATCAGGTACTGGTAAACCTCGTCGGCTTCGGCCTTGAATTCCGCATAGCCCTTTTGATTGGCATCAAGCCCCTTGAGGGCTTCTTCGTACCACTGCTTGGCGGCTTCAATATTGCGCTCCTGGGGCGGGAGCAGATCCAGATAGCCCTGCTTGATGCGCTTGATCGCATTGGCGTGCGCGGTTTGCTGTTGGGCGGTGATGACCGGCGCGGTGGTGCCGCCTCCCGGATTGTTCTCAATGCCGGTTGTGGGCTCTGGCTTGGTAACGGGATCAGGTTTTGTTTCAGCAATGTGCTTTTGATAACGTTCGGCAGCACGGCTGGCCACGTCATCGATCACGGGTGTTGCCAGATCGGCGCTCGCTTTCCACGCATCTGCCAGCCAGTCGCGGTTGAAATTGCCCTCAACGGCCCTGTTGATCTTCTCGCCAAGATCTGCGCGTCCCAGCTCCTCGGCAGCGGCAACACCGATTTCCTTAAGGGCTTCCTTGGCAAATTCGGTTGTCTTGCCAAAAAACTCGCCAATCTTGTCGGCCACCTTGCCTGCTGTTTCGAGCAACCAGTTGTAATATTTGCCAATCGCGTCGAACAGCCATTTGAAGTTTTTATACAGATCATCGACCAGCAAACTGCCAATGTCGCCGACACTGACAAAGGTCGCGATCATGGCATTGATGTTGTTCTTGGCAATTTCGGCGATTTTAATCCACAGATTGCCAAGTTTTTGTGACCAGCCGCCACTTGCATAGTCTTCCGCCGCCTGCCATGCCGTCGCACTCGCTTCGGCCATCCAGCCATAACCGGCCACCACGGCATCGCGCGTCATCTCCCACGCAGCAACCACGTAATCGGTCACGGTGGCGGTCTTGCCATTGATTTTTACCGTTTCATCGCCAAAGGCGACAATGGCCGCCGTTGCCACCCCCAGCGCAATGGCAATCGCCCCGACCGGCGTGAACGCGAACGCGGCCAACCCTGCCGCTGCCCGTAAAGCCGCACCGCCAATGCTGATCAGGGTTGAGGCGGTTTTGACCGCTGCGATACCGGCCAGAACGGATAAAACCTCATGCCCGTTTTGAATTACGAACTGCAATCCATCGCTGGCCAGCGCGGCGCCCTGTGCCAGCAACTCACCAAAATTGACAGCAGCCTGCTCAATCTCCGGGCTTTTCAAAAGGTCGGTAATCTCGCGGATTTCGGTCGCCAGTGTCGCCCCAAAGCCTGATGTGTAGGCGGTATTGGCGCTGTCCGTGATGACATTCATCATGCGGTTCCATTCAGAACTCGCACGTCGTGTCGCCGATGGTAGGGCTTCGCCATAGGTCTTGCGCAATTCAGCAGCAAATTTCGGCAGGAAATCCTCGGCTGTCACCTGACCGAGTTCCAGCATCTTGCCCAGTTCCTGCGTCGAGACATTCATCGCCCGCGCCGCAATCTGAAAGGCACCGGGAATACGCTCGCCCAACTGGCCACGCAGTTCTTCGGCCTGAACGGTGCCTTTACTCATGACCTGCGTGATTGCGGTTAGCGCACCCTGGGTATCGGCAGATGATTTATTTAAAACCACCATCGCTTCCGACACCGCTTCAAAAATATCCCGCGCCGGTTGCCCCTGCAGCACAGTGCCTTTGGCCGCTGCTGCGACCTGGCTATATTGGTCGGTGGTGGATTTAAGTGCCAGGCCAAGCCGGTCAGCCTGGGTTCGCACATAATTCATCTCGGCAGCGGCTTTTTCATGTGTGCCTGCAACCGATAGCAGGGTGCTTTCATACCCTTCAAACGCATTGCCGGTCTGGTAAATGTCACGCACCAAAAGGCCAAGACCCAGCGTTGCAACCGCATTGCGCATGTTCAAAAACATGCCCGTCACATTGCTGGTCTGCGCCGACAAATGGTCAAATCCCCGCCCGGCGCGACCGGAACTGTCCCTCAAACGGTCAAGCTCCGCACGCGAAAGGCGCAGATCACCCACAAACCCCCTGGAATCGGCACGAAGGCGTGCGGTGATGATCAGATCACTCATGATCTACCTCGCACGCAACTCGGCAAATTTCGCGATTGCGGCCTGTTCCATGATCCGCAAATCGGCGAACAGATCGGGCGTGATTTTTACTTTTGCCCATCGGGCCGCCTGTTCGACCCCGGCATAATCCAGCCCGTAAGGCGCACCATTGGCCGCAAGCCGCCATTGGGTTGCAGCCACCAAAAACAGTCCCACCGCAGGCCAGTTTTCGGGCCGCACGGCGAATTCCTGTGACTGTTTTTGCTGCTGTGAAAGCCATTGGCTGATTTGGTCCTCTGACGCGCCCCAGGCACGCATATCATCAATCAGGGTGTCGGTATCGATGCTGGAATGCTGCTCGCCTGCCGCCCAGTGGCGAGCAGCGTCGATCAGTTTTTTGTTTTCTGCCCCGATAACCCTTTCCAGAATTCGGTGATAAGTGGCAGGGCGACATAGGGGATTTTTGCCAGCATCTCGCGCAGGGAAGCTGTGTCAGCAACATCGTTGCCGTCTTCGTCCTTGATGCCTTCACAACCGATAAAAACGCGACCCAGCAAGACACGGTCCTTGTTGTCATCGGCGGCTTCATACAGTTCTTTGGCTTCATCGCTATCAATCGCGGCAAAGGTGGCAGTAAAGCTCTCGGCCTTGAAACCGGTATCGGTTGGCACTTTCACGTCGATGCGACGCTTGAAGGTGTGGTTCTCGCGAAGAACAAAAGTCATGGAAAAAACTCCGTTAAAAGCCGTCTGAAAGCCCTCTTAATGGGCTTTGAGAGATCAATGATCAGGTCAAGGTCAGGTGAATGTGAGCGTGATTTCGTCATCGCCCGCGTCGGGTGTCGGCGTCAGGGCCACGGCCAGCAGAACGGTACCGTCCTCGTTGCTCTGACTTGGTGTTTTGAGCTGAACTTTCGGCATATCAATTGTCACGATATTGCCCGCATTGGTGCCATGAACCAGTTGCAGCGCATCAAGCGTTGCGTTCTTGGCCAGGGCATAAAAGTTTTTGGTGGCGATTGCCGGTTCTTCAAAGGTGGCAGATCCGCTCATCTTGCGATCCGAGAACTTCACTTCCTCGGAATTGACACGATCCCGATGATTGATGGTATTGCCAAGATTGAAGGTAAAGGCGGTCATCACCGCGGCATAGCCGTGCAGACTGAAGGTTGGGGTGTTGGCATTGTTGACGGGCAAAGCCGGGATAAAACCGGAAAAATCAGTTGTCGGAAGGGCGGCGGACGCGGGCTCCGTCCAAAGCCCGGTAAAGCTGAACTTTAACACTGGCAGGGCATTGGAATTCAGCTCGGCGGTGACATTGCCCCGCGCGCCGATCAGCTTGAACAGGTTGCCGTCACGATGGAAATAGATTGATGCGGACTCTTCATCCTCGGAAATCGGGTTGTAAGCAACCGACACCCCCGCATCGATGACTTCCGCCATCGCACAGGCGCGGAGCAACGGCCCAAAGGCGGGAGCCGTGCCCGCCGTCCCGGAACCGGCGATTTCGACCGTAAATTCACACGTTACATGCGACCCAACCGGAATTGAGGGGCTGGAGCCCAGCGTTTCGCGCATCAGACCGCGATCAAGTTCTTCTCCGGCAAGCGGGGTTACAGTGGCTTCCGAAACCTGAATGGCATTCGCTGCTCCGGTCGGGGTTGCGTCCGTGCCATAGGTGGTTTCCAGTTTGGCCAGAATGACCGTTTTTCTCCATTTCAAACTCATGGAACCTATTCCTTGTCCTTGCCAGTGGTGTCGCCGGGTTTGGGTGCTTTCACCGGCTTTGGATCAGGCTTGTTGCCCATCTGTTCGACACGTTTGAGCTTGCCGGTTTTGCTGTCTTTCTCGTAACGGCCACCCTTCATGGTCAGCTCTCCTTTGCACGCCATTGAGTTGCGGTTGCATAAACGTCCTGCCACCACACAATTCCGTTTTTGAACTCCAGCAAATCGCCCTGAACGAAGGTAATCGGGTCGTAATCGGGGTCCGGTTGCCAGCCATGCAGGGCGGCTTTAACCGCATCGCGCACCGCACGGATTTCGGCTTCGGCCCTGTCCCCGTGTCGGTCATTGCGCGATGTCAGACCAAAGATGATGCCGAACTGTTCATGCACCGCCTGGCGCACGGCACCGACGGCGACATTGTTGCCTTTGGCCGTTTCACGAACCGGCACCACGAAAGCGCAGGGGGCTTGCGGGGCCGACTTCAGTTTGGCGTAATCCAGTGATCCGCCCAGCGTTCGCAGAAGGGTGCGGCTGGTTTGAGATTTTATCCGCGCAACGACTTCGCCCATGATCATTGGATTACCCTCGCCAGATGGTCGCGGAGAATGTCGCGGATTTCGCTCTGGTCATCCTCGTTAATCCCCAAAAACGGGCGCGGCGCGATGGTGACAGATTGTTTGACAGCCCAGCGATTACCGATTTTAAACCGCAAACCCCTTGCCTGTTTGGCCCGGATGGTTGCGCCAAACTGGTGAGTTGGCGCATAAATCTTGTTTGATCCCCATTCCGCACTGGTAGCGTCGAAGCGCGATGAAATGCTGTTTCGCAATTGCGCGCTATCCGTCAGCGTTTGACCGCCTTCCTCTCTGGCGCGAAGCGATGGCCGCCAGGGGCTGCCATCCGGCCCGGTTTCGGTTTCAAAGCGATGCAGGGTGGAGGTTTCGCCTGCCTGGGCAATTTCCGCCATTGCCGGGGAAAGGTTCGCGCCGCGTCGAACCAGTTCGCCCAGCGCACGGGCAACGGCATCATCATCAAATTCAAGGGTGAAGCGCATACCGGCCATCACAGCCCCCGCAACTGATCAAAACCGAAAACAGAAGCGGGTTTCCAGGATTGCGCCGCTGCCGGGCGAACCGTCATGCCCTGGTCAAGCTGGTTCTGACCAGTAGACAGGGCGCGCAACTGGTTCCGTGCCCAGTTGGCGCGTTTTTCAACCGTTTCCGTCAGTTCGTTGTCATAGAGAAAATACCGCGCCAGTTCGCAGGTCATGTCGGTAATCAGGGTTGGAACCGGGTTAAGCGGTAATGTATAGCGCGATGCCAGGGCGGCATTGATTTCGGCCTCCGCCGAGGATAGCGCGGTCGTGATGGCCGTGCCGTCAATCAGGCCGGTTGGCGGGGTGGCGCGATCCGTCAGGTCGATCAACTCGCGTTCGCCAAAACGTTCTGTCATTGCGGTTAAATCGGCATAGGCCATGATGACATCCATTACTGATTGGGGATCGGGGTGGCGGGCCTCTCACCCGCCGGGCCGGTTTCCCGACTGACCGCTGTTTTGGGGACGCGGTTTTGTTTGAGCATCCCCGAGGATTGAGCGCGCTGGTCTCCTCCTGGGCATTGGTTGCGACCGGCTTTATGCCTGGGCGGTGAACTGATCCCATGCCTGGTCACGCAAGGCCGCCGTGACCGTAAAATCAATGTCGTCGAGGGCTTGCAGGGTTTCGGTTTTGGGTTTTCCCGAGCCTGTAAACAGATCGGCATTATCAGGATCAAGTTTGCCCATTGCGGCGACCAGGCACTCAAGCGCGCTTGCCGGTTCGTGAGCCGTTTCAGAAGTGGTGTCGTCAGCCGGTGTGCCAAGAAAGCCGGTGCGGAGAAGCGGTTCTGCCTGTTCGGCGGTCATATTGACCATGCCGCCGGGCTTGTATTTTTTGCCGTCATGGTCAACGGCAATTAAAACCGGATATTCCATTGGGAAATTCCTTTTGGTATCTGGGCCGTTAAGCAACGTTCGACAGCAGGAACCCGGCATGATTGGCAACGATCAGTTCCTTGACCGCTTCCCCCGACCGAATCAGCTCACCCCCGCGCAGCCCCATTTGGGCCTGCATCGAACCAGCAACTTTGTCGCCGTGCTGTGCCGTCATGCCAAAGGTAATGCCACCGGTAACATCGGCACTTTGATCAATGAACTGCCCCGAAACGATCCCGCCCCAGGCGCGTTCCATCACCGGCGTCTGACCGGGTTTTGTGGTATTGACGCGCGAGGCCCCGACAAGGATTTTCTGAACCTCGAACAGTTCGGCGACGGCTTCCTTGGCAGCAGCCCCGGCATCGCCGCTATTGCGGTTGGTCGCCTTGACGATTTTCGGGTGCTGGCGCAGGGCCGACCATGCGGTTTGCCCGATGGTCAACTGATTGGGACGCACTAGGCAGGCGTCAAGAATATCGGAGATTTCCTTGATCGGATCAGACGTGCCATCGGTAAACATCGATGTGCCCGAAAGTGCTTTGACCAGATTGGCCGGATAGGTCGCAGCATTGGAAATCAGGTTTGCGACCCGCACTTCGCGGCCCAGCATGACAATATTGGTGGCGCGTTCGGTCGCACGGTCACGCGGGTTGTACCCGGCTTTTTCGGCTTCTTCGATGGTCGGGTTATCAAGCGGAATGTCGATGCCAAATTCCTCGACTTCGTCATTGCGTTTCTTGCCTTCAATTTCGACCCGGTTGGGCGCGGATCGGCGACCGACACGGGTATCGGGCACGCTATAACCTTCGGCAAGATCATATTCCTGCCACGAGAATTTGCGCGCCGGAACCTTGATGCGCGGCAAAACCTGATCGGCGATCAGGGCGTAGGTCGGATTGCTGTACGCAATCGCGATGGCGGTCAGGATCGGATCGACCTGAAACTGTCCGGTAGTCATAAAATGAAACTCCTGATTACGGGGGGATCAATCAACCCTGAAGGCTTGACGGAATGACGTGCACCTTGCCGATAACGCCAAGCGCGCCATCTTCCATCGCGGTGCCGACAATGCGGACATTGGCTCCGGCGGCAGGGGCCGCGACAACGGCACGGCCTTGCGCGTCGCTGGTTAGCAGGTCGCCAAATTCAACATCCCCGCCATATTCGATCGCGCGAATGTCATCCATGCACACGTCAATGCGCTTGTCGGCGGCATCCACACCGGCAACGCCGGTGCAGCCGATGATTTTATCGGTCGCGGTCGTGGCCTGTTTGACCACACCGCTGGTCGCGTCAGTTGCAACGATGCGGTATTTGGCAATCGCCCCCGCACTGGTGAAATTCTTGATCAGACCCAGATCCATGATCAGGCTCCTTTCTGGAGTTTGCGCACGGCCTGGGCGTGCGTCATCACAATGCCTTTTTCGGCCTGTTCCGCGACCAGCCCGCGTGCCGCATCGGCAAGCACGGTGGGATCGGAAAAATCAATCGGCGCGTCATCGCTCGCGGCGGATTGTTCGGAAAAATCGACGATTTTGGGGGCGGCCGCCAGAATGCTCTTGAGCATGTCAACCGGGGAGGCCGCTGGGGCTTCGCCAAAGCTGATGGTGGCATCGCTGTTGTGCATTGCGAGATGTGTCACCAGCGAAACAACCTGGTCTTTGTTCGCAGGAGCCAGCTTGCCGTCCTTGATCAGGGTATCGGCAAAATCGATAGCACCGCGCTGTGCCTGTTTTTCGGCAAATGCCGCTTCGGCCTTTGCCAGGGCTTCCAGGCGTTTTTTAATCTCTTCGTCGTCCACCTTGGTCTCCTTTGGTGTTGCGGATGCGGGGGAAGGGTCCGGCACCTCGGAAAAGGCCGGTGTGGTTGATTTTTCATTCGGTGCGGGAGTTACAGCCTGTTCGGCGATCCAGTCGGTATCCCAGCCGGGCAATGCCTTGTCGGCATCTGCCTGCCCGAACTTTTCAATCAGCAGGTCGCGTATGCCGCGAAACATCCGTGCAATGGTGCGCGGTTCGATTTCACCAAATTCGATAGTTACGAAATCACTGTCGTCATCGGCGAATTCGATAGGGCGCAGCCCTTTGACAGCCGGGGGCTGTGCGCCAAGGAAGCCGACATGCCGCAAATAGTATTTGCCTGGCACGGGGTTGCCCGGCTGGTCAGGTTGATAAAAGGAAGCGGAGATTTTCTTGTAGGCGTGGCTGGCAACCAGTTCGGCAAACTCGGCATTGACCTGATGGGGAATGGCAACCAGTTCACCGTCTTCAAATTCAACCGACTTGACCCACCCATAGGCCGGTGCATCCGTTTTGGGATGACCGATAACAAGGGGGCTTTCATGAAGGGTGGGATCATACGCGGCAGCAGAGGCGGCAAGATCGCTTTCGCCAAACGAAATCGTCTGGCCGTTCATTGCCGTATGTGTGCCGGTCTTGAAAAGATGAATACGCTTCACGTCGCCCTCCGTCATGTGACAGAGGCATCATGAAAGGTTCAAAGGGCGGGAATTAGCTGAAAACTTCAGGTAAACCGCCACTTTTTGCAGCTTCAAACAAGGGGAGCCTGAATTATTTCAGGGGTGCGGTCAAGCTGGAGCGGTTAAGGCTCGCGATTGTAGTTGCCTTTGCTGGAATTCTAACGGGGGTCTAACGGCCATCCGGGTGCCAACGAGGGGAGTGGTTTCAGATTTTGGCTTACATGACGCAGTAAAGAAATTTCGCGGCTAATGATTTGATGTTGAATTAGCGTAAGAACTGTCTGTCAGGATTGGAGTGCGCCAGTCATTTGGTTTGATGCTCTGACGAATGACTAATTGCTTGTTCAGAATAAAATGCGTTACTGAAACATGAGCTAACACTCGCATCCGTCAGTTTGGTAAATACTATAAGAGCTATAAGAGCGCACGTAATTGAAGCTATGCCAAGCGCGGCAAGGACTACTTTGTGCCAACAAATGCGGTTCAGGATTCCCTTGAAAATATTCTCAAAATCACTGCTGATAGCTGCATAATCACCTTTAAGCTTCTGCTTTTGTCTTTCGACCTCTGACTTTATTGTCGCAAGAGTTATCCATTGATTTATAATCGACAGCATTAACAACAAAGAAAAAATACACGCTCCTAAAAACACCGAGACGTTGGTCCAAAAAACTCCATCGCAGCCAGACGTCTTTTTTAATTGAGATGCAATTATCACGGCTGCTATAGGTATGCCTAGCAATTGCCCCTGTATATCAGCGAATGTTTTGTGTATTTTTGATATGTATTCAACTTTTGCTGCTTCGATCTCACTTCTGATCTTGGCGTAGGAGAAGCTTGAGGCAAATAGTCGATATCCCTTCTTTATTTCATCTATTAAGATATCAATATTTTGGATTATGAAGGATATTCTTTCTTTTTCTGGTTGTGATGCGGTTAAGTTCATTATTGATTCCGACAAAAGAATGAGCTTCTGATCCTTGTGTACTGTATCTAGAAATATTTCTTTGAAATGCTCGAAGTGATCTTCTTTGAAATTTTCTATCGTATCTGCAGTGTAGGTCAGTGGAACAGAAAATTTTCCATTGCCAATGAAGATTAGTTCAGATTTTGTCTCGTCTACGTAAGATGCCGCCGCCGATAGTGTGTCAATAATTTTTATTATTTTTCTGTATTTATCTATAATGGGAGAATTTTCGGCGTTTTCGGTATGTATCCCATCACTGATAATATAGTAATTCTGTGGTTCTCTAAGTCGCGCAGATGGAGAATTAAGAAAATCGTCAACAGTGTCTAGGAGTAGACCAACAGACATTCGAGGGGCATGAACTTCAATATTGATCTTGTCACCAACTGATAGATCAGCTGGACTTTCTGGTAGTACGATGTTTGAGTCGTGAAAAGTCTCGTCGTCGGTCTCAATTTTGTGTAATAATTCTAGTATTTCCTCTGAGGCAATAGTTAATACACCGTCTCTTCCATCGCCTTTGAAGTTGATATTGCGATAGATTTCAATGAGCTGATGAAAATTAACTTTTGGCATGTTGTAGTTACTCAGATTTCAACTGATTCACAAGCTCGGGCGGTAATTCGCGTAAGGTAAGCGAGTTATCGTCCTTATTGTAATGTATGGCTCCCCCACTCAGAGCTTCGCGGTCAAACTCGATTGACCAAAATTTAGTCTTTCCGCGGAATTTTACTAGAGCACCTAATGCACGACGATTGGGAATAAAACCATCGTTGAGACCGATATCGGGGTTGGCAAGTGCGAGTACCAGCGGTTCCGGAGCATTCGGGAGTAACTCGTTGGCCAGAGCTTGAAAATGAATTTCTTCTCGTTGTTTTGCAGCTTCATCGCATATATGTTTTGCTTTGGCGAGAAATTTCCCCTTTGCTTCAGGAGCCATGTGTTGGTCTTCCGTAAATTTTTTCAGAGCAGCCACTAGGTCAGCAGTATCTTTGCGTTCGAGTTCGGTGGTGTCACAACCTAAAAATTCTTTGAAGTATTCTGACACATCACCCTTACCTTTAAGAAAGCCGACGTATCGCTGACCATTCAAACTCCAGTTTGTAATGTTAATTCGTCCAGCAAAGCGGAATCCATCGATATCTAGATGCGTTACGTCTTTGACCTCAAAATTATGGGTTAGTGCAGCCCCCAACTTGTCGGTTACAATTGTCACAAGTAAAAAATGTTGTTCTTCACGTTCAAAGTGCGCAAAAAATACATGCCCACCAGTTGCCGCGCCTTTATGCCCTGCCTCTTTTTGTAGAGTTTTCATCATTTTTTTTGTCAAATCAGAAAAATTCTGGAAATTTGAGTTTACAAAGTCTCTAATGTGTCCTTGCGTAGGGTAGTCCGCTTCGTTTTCAGCAAATTTTCCGTGGGATTTGGACGCGCGGCGGCTGTAAAGGTCATATAGCATGTCAATGACGCGCGTGACTGTGGGAGTTATGGGTGCATTGTCCTGCCCTAAACTCACTTTGAAGCCCGCGTCGGTTTTGATCAGGTCGTGAATGGCGATGTGATAGATGATATTCATCAAGTGTTCCCCGATTTCCCTCAAAACTTGAAGTTAGTCGATTCAAAAGAACAACTTGTTAACGCGATAAGTCAATAACTCTTAACCTAAAGTGGTTTTTCGTCATGATTAATGGTGGATTAATTTGCTAAAACTCCTTGTTTGCTATTCTTAAGGTGAGGCACTAGGTGAAATCGTCTCACGTTTGATTGCTTGATAGCTCATCATTGACTAGAATCGTTTTGCGGTTGCCGGAAAATCTGGTGAAATTCGTGAGCCCAGAGTGCTTGCCGGGAAACCGGCCAGTAGCAGCAAAGACCCATGTCACGTAAGGGGCGGCGACCGTTTCTCAATCTTCACATCAAGTCATCACCCGTCAAAATCATCGGTTGCGGTTTATTACATTGGTCAAACTTGATCTCGGCGACCTTTGTAATCATGCCGATGTGCGACTGCACAAGCGCGTGTTCAGCTGTGCGATCTGAAGATCGTTTTCCACCGGCGAGGTCTTTTAGCGCATCATCGGTTAACGTGACCCGCAATATCATTTCATCATCTCCGAAATCGGGATCAAGCCCAAGATCAGCCAAGAACTCGATGTCCATTCCGTCTTCAGAGTGGCAGTCGCGAAATGTCTTGAATGTCAGTTTGGCTTTCATGTTTGCATCCGCTGTTAGTTTAAAAAGGTCGATGAACAACCGTATCGATCAAACTTTAACAGATTTGGAACAAAACATGAATTCTATAGAGTTCCATCCAGCAGCCGATAACGTTTTTGCCGCAGGTTTTCCGGTTTTACGATGCTGCCCGTTCGCGCGGCATTGACGCGAACATCGCGCCGCTTTCCATCACTGCCGCGCATACGCTGATAATAATCAATGCGCACCACCAGTTTGCCTGTTTGTGCGTTTTCTGTATCAAAAACATAGATCAATGCCGGGTCCGTCGTATCAAACAACACGGCTTTGGCACTGGCAAGTTCTGTCGGTAAGTCGCGGACACAGGATTGCGAAAGCGCCTGATTGCGGGATTTTTTCACGTCGCGCAATAAATGCAGAACTTCCTTGTCGCTAATAGTGATTGCTGCATTCTCCGGCGATTGGTCAAAATCAGACAGCCGTTCCACCGTGCGCGGTGAAAACGCGCCAATGACACGGCGCTCTCCACCGGCATTGCCCTGCGCAACAATATCATCAAACCATTGTGCATAACTGCGCTGGATTTCGCGCACTACCTCCGGGTCTGATTTCAATGCCAGGGCCGCTATGTCCGGCGGGACAGTACGAAGTTTTTCGGCAAAGATACGCCCGGCTTCAGCACGGGTGGCAGATTTGCCGACATTGTGGCCCCAGCCGGGATCAATGCCGGTGGGGATGGTTTCAATTTCCCCGGTGCGCCCGTTAAACCAGTCGCGGGTTTCAATGACGGGATCGGGGGAGACGTCATAGCCATAGCGGGCGAGTTGCCGGTCTGTCAGGATTTGCACCGTGCAGCGACAGCCCCAGCCATTTGGCGGGTAATGCGTGTCCCAGAAAGGATGATCGACCGGCAAAACCGTGCCGTGCCAGTTGCGGTGGCTTTGCCGTGTGCGTTCATCAAGTACGGCGACATAGCGCAGATAAACCTTTTGCCCCGATTGTGCCTGAAGCTGTTTGCCAAGGTCTTTGGCGCGTTGCCATTTCCCAGCGGCGTAGGACGCCCGCAAATTTACATCATAGATGGTGCGCAGGCGGTGGGGTGATCCAAGCTGTACCAGGTGTTCCTCGCCGGTTGCCGGATCGGTCATGATCTGTTTGCCCCACCAGCCTTTGGCTTGCAGGGTCGGGATCAGGTCTTTTTTGAATTGATCAAGGGTTGTGCCGTTGCGAAGCGCATCATCTACCGCCGTGCGAATATCGCGAAGAATGTCCAGGCGCATGGCCTTGGCGACGGTAAATGTTCGGGCGTGCTGGTCAGCATCCACATCACGCCAGTCAAACGAAACCTCAAGGCCCTTGGCTTCAAAGGCTTTGATCGCGGCTTCGGGGGCAACCGCCTGAAGGTCAATCACCGTCATTGATTTGCGCCCCGGCGCGTGTCGCGATTTCAACGCCAAAAGTCAGTTCTCGCAGTTTTTGCGCAAATGCCTGAATATCCATGTCAGGGTAAGCCTTGCGCAAGCTGTCCTCGATCTCGGCGAAAGAGGCCGCATCTTCGATCAGATCAAGCAAAGGGTCGATGATTGGCCGCATGAGTGGCTGCCAATCCTCAAGCTCCTGATCAAGGGCCTGATCAATCGCATCGCCGGTCGGGTCGGCAAAAGCAGTGCTGTCTGATGATGTGCCATCATTGCCCTGGGTGGTTGGCGGTTTTGACGGGGTGGAGTTTTGCGTCCATTTGCCGCCATAGGTGTCGTTGATGTAAGAAAGTGCCGGGACAAAGCCCATGTCATAAATGAGTTTGTCGCGCTTGACCCGGCTGTCCAGATCTTCCTCGTCATCGAGCACACGCCAGACACGGGGCGGCTTGGCCGTTGGGAAGTTCCATTGTGTCAGCCATTTGACCGGCCCGCTGTTAAACGTGCTGCAAAGCAGGTCCGTATCGGCCTTGATGATTTCATCACGCACGTCTTTATGGACATTCGCGGTGCCGCGCCACGATCCGCTATCGGTGGTCGATGTTTGCCCGACAATCACCTTGGCGATCATGGCATCCAGATATTTGACGAACTTCTCGTGATCACCGCCAGATGCCCGAACGGCTTCCAGCAGGCTGATTTCCTGCCCCTGTGGCACCGTTACCGCAGCCTGTCCATGAATGGAGGTTAAAAGCGAAAGCAGCGTGCTGACCTCGCTATCCGTCGCCCCGGCATGGTGTTTGCCAACCGCTGTGGGCATCCCGAATTTTTCCAGCGCGACGGCCCAAAAGCGCAAGCCATTGCGTTTCAAATAGACCGGCCAATACAGGAAATGCGCCAGGCCGAGCCCGTAAGGATCGTCGTCATTGTCGGTTTCAACGGTCGAGACCCAAAATTTGCGTTCGGGCATGATCGTGCCCTTGGGCGCGGTTCTGGTGATCAGGCGCAGGCGACCCGCCCCGTCAAAGCGAAAGCGGTCAAACTTGCGGACTTTGATCGCATCAATAACGACTTGCGCGCCGTCAAAGGCCCACAGCATTTCGGCGACCGCATAACCGTAAAACTGGGCAAAGGCCATTTTCCGGCAGGCCGCGTCAAAATCGATGGCATCAAGCTGGTTGCGAATGAATTCGGCGGCTTTTTTGTCCTGAAACGATGTGCCCCCGGCCTCGACCGTCACTTCCTTGCCGACCATCGCATCAAGGCGCTGGCCGAATGCCGCTTTGACCTGATCATCGCGCAACAGGGCCTTATAGGCGTCATAACGGTTGCCGATGCTTTTCAGAACCGTGTCGTTGGGGGTGGTGATTTCATTGATCAGTTTGGCAAGATCAAGATCGCTTTTAACCCCGGCGACTTCAGTGACAACCGGCTTTTCGGCCTTGGCCTGCCTGCTGGTGTTTTTGGTGTTTCGCGCCATGACCTAATAGCCCCGCCAGTTCAACGCGCCGCTTGCCGCGCCATAGTTTCCGTTTACTGAAATCGTGCTGTGATGTTCGCCGTAAGCATTCATCGACGCCCGCTGGCCGCCCGTGCGAATGTCAAGCGGTGCGCCATAGGTGATGGCAAGGGTCCACAGCATTTCAAGGGCGTCAGGGCCGTCGTCGTGATCGCCGTTCGGCCATTGTTCAAGCTGGGTGCGCAAGACATTCTGGCTTGGATGCAGCTTGATGCGACCATCGGAAATCGGGACTTGCAGGCTTTCAATGCGCAAGTCCTTGTCGGTGTTTTGTGGCACCGGGACGCCATTGAGCGCGATGTGCTGACGGATGGCCTCGTCGATCAACTGTGTGCGCAGGAATTCCTGAAACTGGACGGTTTCAATGCCCCAGGCGACGCAACGATACTGTTTTTGAAATGCGATGATGTCGCTGATAATGACCTTGGGAACGCGCTTGCGGATGGAAGCCTCGACCACGGCCAGTTCGCCCGCCCGGCGTTCAAATCCCCCCACAAGGATCGCCGAGGGATCACGATGATTGCCTTTCTTGCCCAGGGAAGGATCACAGGCCCCGAAATAGACCCACTGGGGTTCAAACTGAACCCAATAGGTGAAGTTCTGAAACGCGGCGTTTTCGTCGATTGCTTCGTTTTGCTGTTCGGAACTGAACGACTTGTGACCGATGCGGGCGCGCAATTCCATAAGGTATAAAAGCGGGCGTTTTTCCGGCCAGCTTACCACCGCACCTTCTTCCATTTTGGCGCGGTTTTTTGCATAGAAATCCCGTGCGGCTTCACGCGACTGATTGCGCAGGATTTCTTCCCATTGCTCCCACAGGTCGCGTCGATCCGGCCATTGCAGGATTGATTGAAACCGGATGCTTTGCCACAGCGGGTTATTGAGCTTGCGCACCAGTACCGAATCATAATGCAGCACGGTACCGACAAAGATCAGGTCGAACTTTTCCCCGGCTTCGCCAAGGTTGGCCACACCGGTATCAATCCAGCTTTCCAGCTTGTCGCGCTGTTTGGGGGTTTTGACATTTTCATCGTTTTCAATGTCATCAAGTATCGCAAGGTCGGGGCGGCGTGCGCCATGTTTCAGGCCACGAATGCGCTGCCCGGCACCACGCGCGTGCAGTTTGATATTGTTGCGGGTCACGCAAACGCCATCCTGCCAGACCGGGCCTTTACCGATAATATCGGGGAAGTCGGTGCGCAGGCGCGGATTGCTTTCCAGTTCAACCTTGAACGCCTCGATCACGACAGAGGCCTGGTCAAACACATCCATGATGTAAATCATGTAATGTTTAAGCGCATAGACCGTGCAATAGACCAGCAGGATCAGGGCATAGGTTGATTTGGCTTCGCCGCGCGGGGCAGCTATTGCCTCGTTAACGCTTTCGGGGTTTTTGATCAGGGCCGGGAAATGCTCGCAAAAATACCGGTGCAGATTTGGCAGATTGATCGGTTTTTCAATGCCGGTTTTCGGGTCCTTTTTGCCGCGAATGTAATGCGGGAAATAGGTGCGGGCAAAAAACTCGAAATCCTCGCGCCCGGCGGTGCGGCGCTTTTTCGATGCCTTTTCATCAGGGTCAAACCCCGAACAGCGGGCTTCAAGATTGCGCACAAACCCCTCGCGATATTCCGCAAGGGATTTCTCGAACTGCTTGGGGGTGAGGCGGTCACGTTTAGCCATAAGCGTTTAAAACCTCTTTCCCGAACGGCTCAAGGATTTCAATAAAGGCTTCACCATGTTGCGGAAAACTTCCGGTCACAAAATCGCCCAACCGCTTGATCACGTCCTGGGCAATCGCCAGTTCGGAAATCTTGGGCGAGGCCCTGCCTGCCGCATTGATGGTTTTGTTAAAGGCATCGGCCAGCCCGGCCAGCGCCTCGGCCTTGTCCAGCGCCTTAATATCGGTCGAGGCTTTCAGTTCTTCGATCACCGAAAGGTGCAGTTGCACATAATCTTCGATCAGAAGTGCAACCATGTTGTCGGTGCCGGTTGACGCCATGCTGGCAGCGGTGCGCGATTTGTCCCAGTCATCGCCCTGGACTTCGGCAAGCGTTTTCCAGCGCCGTACCGTACCGATGGCAACGCCAAGGCGTTCGGCAATTTTGGTCAGATCAAGCCGGTCAAAAACATACAGCGCCCGCGCCTGTGATTTGGTTTCAGGGCTATGCGCCATTTATGCCCCTCCGGTATTGGCCTTTACGACGGCAATCACGCCTGCCACGGTGGCGCTGATGATCCCCCCGGAAACCGCGCCATTAATCGCGGCTTTCTTTTCGACATGGCGCAACCGGTCATCCATGCCGTCCACCTTGTCGGACAGTTGCGCGACATTGTTGTTAATGCCATGCAAAAGCCCCTTGATCTCGCCAAGCTGATAGCTGATGTCATCGACCACTTGTGTCCCCTTTAAGTTTGCTGATTGCGCCATCGACCAGGCTGTTTTTTGTTCCCCATGCGCCGCCTTCAACCCGTGCCCGCTTTTCCTTGCCGCGATGCCAGGACGCAATGCCAAGCACGGCCAGCGGAATAAGCCAGAAGGTTTCGGGAACGGAGTTAAAAACCGACAGGGCAATGCCAACCCCGTCACCCCGCAAAATCGCAATACCCAGGCACCCGGCCAAAAACGCCCAGGCCGTGGCGCTGGCAAAGCCCCAAAAGGGCCGCCATCCCGATACCCACCAATGGTCGGATTGTGCTTCGGTCGTCATGGTGCTGTTGACTGATGCAATGTCGGCTGTCCCGGCGGCAATCACTGCTTTGGTCAACTCGCTTTGATGTTCAAGCTCGAACTGGCGCAGTTTGATAACGGCATCGGGGGAGGCATTGATTACCTTCGCGATTTTATCAGGGTCACTATCGGTACCAAACAGGGCTGCAAGGCCCGCACCAATTGCGCCACCTGCCGGGCCGAGCAGGGCTGTGCCGACAAGCGGGGCCGATTGCGCCAGGGTTTTGCCAAGCTCTGACCAGTTCATGGCAACCACCGTGCATAGAATTTGCCGTTATAATGCAGGATTTCCCGGCGATTTTCGGCGACCGAGACATAGGAAATATGCACCCAGCCCGAATGCAAATCGCCGGGCTGATAGCATTCCAAAATCAGTTGATCGAAATCGAGATTTTGCGAAACCCAGTTGGCGAGATCGAAATTCGAGATACCGGGAACTTCGACATCAACCGCTTCGCCTTTGATGTGCTGGGATGTGTCCTTGCTGCCAATCGCCCGGTTCAACTCAAGACAGCGAAAAAAGGAATTTGGCGAATAGCCAACGCCCGCATGGGCGCGGATCGGTTCCAGAACGTGTTCCGCGACGCGCACAAGTTTGGGGATCACTTCAAGCGGCGGGGTATTGTCGATCCCCAAACGTGACGCCGTTTGTGATCGTACCGCTTCGCGCAGGGTGAAATTTCTTGAAAGGCGCAGGTTCAGATCATGCGGGGACATGGGGGCCTCAATGCAAAATACCGGTCGGCGATTGCAGTGAGGGTGGCGGTTAAAGCCGTGACAATTCAGCTGAAAGTTTCAGGGGGAAGGCCTGGAAAAAGGCTAAAAAAACGAAGGCTGCCGGTCGTCTTGCGCATTTTCCTGTTCAAGGATTTGATAAACGCGGCGCTCGGTGCATCCGGCACGCAACGCAATCTGACGACGGCTGATCTTCTCGGATGCCAGCCTGCAAATCAAGAGGCGTCTTTTCTCGCGTGACAAAATCGACATTGGAACGTGAAGATGACACCCGCCAAACAGGCGCGAGATTTCATGGGCGTCATCCATGCCGATGACACAGAGTTCATGGTCTTGCGTGATCTTTTTCGGGATATAAAGGACCGTGCCGGGAAAGGCTTCGACCAGGCGCGTAGCCGCCCGCACCGAAACCAGTTCGGATACATCCTCAATCCCGTATGTCGATCCCGCACGCGGCATATCAGGCAGCACCTCCGTTTTTCACACGGTGGTCCCAGTCTTTCAGGGCTTCAATCACCGGGGCCGCTTCGTCATAGGTCAGCCAGTCGAGTTGGCGAACATGGGCGAACTGGCGGGCTTTGAGGTGCTTGTTCACAAAAGCCAGCAGCGCGGCATCGGTATCGCTTGCCGTGAGCGCCCCGGCTTTCTTAAGGTTGCCCCACAGCGCCCAAATCTTGCGCACATACCCTTTGGCCGATTTCTTGAACCCAGCACGGGTGCCGTTCAGATGGGCAACGATTTTGCGCATGTCCGTGTCGCTACAATCGCCCAGGCTGGTTTTGCCGGTGATGTTTTGCACCATCACCTGATGGGCATCATGATCCATGCCCTGGGCTTTTTCCTCCGCCCGGATTCGCCGGTTAAAGACTTGCCATTGATAAGATTTAACCATTGCGCCCTCCTGCAAATGCTATGATCTTGTTTAAGATTTATGGTTGAATGGGGCATATAAATGAGAACAGACAAGATGTTCATTTTGGTGGGATGTGTCTTGTTTGCGGGTTTCTGGATAGGCTTCGCTGCTGGGCTTGATAATCCGCCCGCTCAAAATGATATCCAATGGGAAACGCTGTTGGCCGGGGCAGCGGCTCTCATTGGTGGCTGGATGGCATATCAAGGCGCGTTGATACCGTTCAAAGAGCACCGCAAAGCGGTGATGATCCAGTTTCAATATGATGTCAAAGAAGCTGGAAAAGATCTTTGGGGCGTAATGGGAATGGCGAACCATAGTATTGATGGTGGACAAGGGATATTTACATCCACAGATACAGACGGTTCCACGATTGTCCCTTCTGAAATTGAGCAACTCCGAAAAATGGTTAACGAACATCTGAGCAACTTGCCGCCAATTCCGCGAGAGATCATCAATCCAGTGTTGATTGAAATTTACAAAGATTTCGAGGAAGCACTCTTTTTTGTAAGCATCAATCCGCTTTACGATATTGATAGCGCCTTGGACGACCTCTTGAAAGAAATGGAGCGGTTCGAATGCTACATTGCCGAGAATTCTTGAGATTTGGTCATTCGGCTTGAACCACTTTGACTTTGTTTTGCCCGTTCCCTTGCAAAGATCGCAGGGCCAAATCCACAACAGCCCTTCGCCCTCACAGGCGGGGCAGACTGGCAATTCGTTTTCATCACTCATTGCCGCCTCCGGGTTGCGGCCTCTAACGCCATGCGGTTAATCGCGGCGACAAGAGACCGCCAGTCGCCATTGGCGTCGAGATAGGCGCGGATCAAGAGTTCAGGGTCGGTCGGAATATGCGGGCTATTTTGCATAACTTCCCCGGCCCTCAACGCTTGGTTCGCTTGCTGGATGACCGCCAGCGCCATCTGCCGTTTCTTTGTGTTCCGGCATCCACGCACAAGCCCGGCAGCAAGCAGCGACAGGTCCGTCAATGCTTTGGTGGTATCCGGGGTTTGTGCGGGGATGCGGGGCATGTCACGCGGCCTGCTCATCGAGAGCGATATACAGAAAATCCAAAATCGCGTCGTACCAGTCGGTCCCTTCAAGCTCCGCGCTCATTTCACTGAAAACGTCACCTTCCGGGGACTTCCCGATGAACCTGCCATTGAAGCTGGCATAGATAATTTGCAGAGGTTGATCGGCAAACTGGCCGGAAATGGTGATCCAGTCCCCGCCATTGTCATAACGGGAGGTATCGACGTCAAAATCGGCTTTGATGCAGGCCTCTAGAATTTGTTGATGATTTAGGTAGCCCTTGAATTTCTTCATGTTCCGTTCCTTGTGTGAAAGCAGAAACCGGGACCTTCCAAATGATGCTGTAACAGGTTTGGGTGGTCCCGGTTCTGCATCAAGCCAGCCATCATGCGGCTTTGCTTGATTCCTCTTTGCGGTTAATCGCCCGTTCGGCAAACAGCTTGTCCACGATGCGGGGTTTAACGCTTCGATCCGGTTCAAAACCGGCCTGAACAGCAACGCTCAAGGCCCCTTTTTCATGCCGGGCGATGACGTAGATCAGCTCGTGCTCAATCAGTTCGATGCAAAAGACGATAGCGGGTTTTTTCTTGCTCATGACGTCCTCCATCACACAGCAGCCAGATCAAGCGGGATGGTTTCCCAGCGACCGGTTTCGGTGCGGCGCTGAAAGCGGACATAGGCTTTGGTGTCCTGGACATGGATGCTGTCCGAAATCGCCTCCATCGCCCGTTTCCACTTTTCATCGGCAATTTGCAGGCGGCGCAGGCCAAGCACGCGCCCGGTGCTGATCTTGCCTTGTTGATCGGTCTGAAACGCATCCTGCACCAGCGTCTGGATTTCCGGGCGAGACCCCTCGGACCATTCAATGATGCACTCGTCAATCAGGGTCTTGGCGGCCAGCAGCTTTTCATCGAATGCCAGATTTTCAGATACCTGACGCATCATGCGCATGTCGCCTTTGACGGTGGTCAGGGTGACATTGCCTTTCGTTCCGCCAACCGACACGCCATATTTCTCTGCCGAAAGCTGGATAAAGGCCTGAATGTCGGCCATCGCTTCCAGCTTGAAGTCACGCAGATGTTTTTGCAATTCCATGACCTTGGCGATTTTTTCGCGCACCAGTGTGTCACGCATCCGGTGGTCATCCGGGACTTGCGCAAGCGGGATCAGCTTGCCTTTTGCATCTTCCAGATATTCCTGATCGCGAACCTTCACGACCGGTAACGGGTTTTCGGGGATGGGGGTGCTTTGGCTGTGTTGCATTGTTTGCTTCCTTGGGGTGTATGGGATGTCGATTATTTTCTCGGGGATGTAATGGCGGACCATCGAGCTACCCTTTTTGCTGGCAGCCAAATGTGCCGGATGAACCGCCACCATTGGATCAGAGCATTTCGCCGTTTCATGCTGCATCCCCTCCATCGTCGGGGGTGAAATCGCGGCTCATGCGGCGATCTGCGAGGCTAACGACCTGTCCCGATGCCAGCCCGCGTTTAATCGCGGCAAGGTTGGGTGTGCCGGTGGCGATCGGGCCGTTGGTCCGCTCGTAACTGCCAATGTCGGTTGCAAGCAGTTGCAGGTTTGACAGCAACATGTCGGTCTGTCGGTCCGTCAGCAAAAGTTTGCCTTTGCTTGCATTCGCGCGTTCACGCAGCGTTGCAGCAAGGTTTTCAAGATCTTCACTCAACATTTTTGCAGTCCTCCCGATGAATGCAGGATTGGCAGATTTGCCATTGCCGCAGGGCACGCGGGCTTGTGGTGGGCATGGGCCGCGCACAAAAGGCTTCGCAGCCGCGTTGCGTGATGCTTGTGCCCTGTGCCGGGCAAAAGAATGTCGGTTCCGGGCCGCCCAAAATCTCCAGCACACGCGCCTCGATACGGTCGGTGCTGGCCGTGTAATTGCCGCTATTGGCCAGCGAAACCGAGGCCCTTGCGTAACCGAGACGTCTCGCGGTATCGGTCACGTTTGTGCGGTTGATTTCCTGTGCCAACAGAACCCGCCAGCGGGGGAGAGCTTCATTTTTTGCAGTCATGAAATGCCCCCGTGTTCGGATCAAAGACATGTTGACCGCCGCGTTTTACTTCCGGGGCGCGCGGCCCGGTCTGCCTTATCAGTTGAAACCGTTTGAACCCGTTCGACGTTGCGGCTTCCCCCTTTTGACGGGGCAAAACCCGCAAATACCCGGCAAGCTCCAGCGCACGCAGATATTTGCGGGCATTTTCGCGGGCGTCCTTTTCGGGGCCTTTCGCGGCAATCGCGACCAGTTCATCAATGATGAATTTCTGTTTCACACACATGACGCGCCATAACCGGGTGCGCAGGTTCGCCTTTTTCTTCCGGCTTTTGGTGGTATCCGGCCCGGTTGGCCCACTTGTCAGGGCTTCGCCAACAGCGCGGCTTTCAATACCTGCTGCTGTCAGCTGGTAACAGCCACGTTCTACCCGCTCCAGTAGGCCTCGGCTCATAAGCCGCTGGGTGGATTTGACGATTTCCTTGCGCGGCAAATCCAGCGCCGCATCCAGCTCGTCAATGGTCAGGCAGGTTTGCGGCGGCAGCACATCACGTACCGCCTCAAGGCGTGTTGCGCGTCCGGTCATTTTACACCTCCCCGCACGATAATCGGGCGGGATGTTGCACGGTCGTTGAGCAGCACCTGTCCGGTCATTTCGGCCACACCAATGACAGTGCTGCCCTGCATTTTCCCGAACCGTTCAATATGTGCGATGCCTTCCTTGACCTCGCGAATGAAGCCGTTTGATTTTTCGTGAAGCAGGCTGATCAGGTCGTCTTTGACCTCGACCTCACACAACTCCTGAACCACCTTTTCGGTGTCTTCGGGGGTCAGTTTTTCAAACCGGACATACTGACCCACCCGCGATGTGACCTGGGGAAAGCGTGTCAGGCTGTCACGCACCTTTCCCATACCAACCAGCACAAACGGGATTTCGACAAAGTCTGAAAGGTCGCGAATGGTCGAAAGCATCTTGTCGGACCGGCAGATGTAATCGCACTCGTCAACGCCAACAAAAAACATCTCGCCATTGTCCGAAGCGGTCTTTGCCTGCATCGACAGGGTTTCAACCAGAAGCCGGTATTTGCGTTCAAAGCTGTTGGGTTTTGCCTGCACACCGCTGGCTTCCAGCAGTTCGGCCAGCATCCAGTTTGGCGTCCATTCGCGCTTGGCACGCACGAAAACGCTGGCATTTTGTGCCGCCAGATAACTGATATTCTCGGTTTTGCCGAGGCCGGGCGAGCCATCAACCACCATCAGGCAGGCTTCGCCAGCCCCGCGCTGTTCAATCGCCGCCATACCGGCCATGAGCCGCTTGACATTTTGCGTGTTTACAAACTTGACGCGCATATCTAACCTTTCGTTTCAAGCAGGTTGCCGCCATGCGGCAGCACGTTTCGACCTCACGCGGCCCTTTGCCGAGTGATCCGCGTGGGGTCGATTTCTTCCATCGCCAGCAATTGCCGGAATGAAGCTTTTTCCAGCCGTTCATTCAGAACGGCGCGATCCTGTTCTGTGATTTGTTCGGGGTTGGCGCAAAGCCATGTCACCCATTCGATATCGTCTTTAAAAACGGGCCGACCGTTCGCCTGTGTTAAAACCGGCTTGGGCTGTTCAAGGCGTGCGAGCATTTGATCAGCGGCGGCAATCTGGAAATCTTCCATCGGCATGGCAGGCTGGTACTCAATTTCCAGTGCCGGGCCTTTGGCCTCTGCAACGATTTCCTGCCGTTTTTCCTCAATGCGGCCCAACCGGCCTTTGGTACGCGCCGCCAGCACCTGATCCTGCTTGCTTTGTGCCGTGCGCAGGGTGTCGCCATCAAAATAGGGTCGGGCATTGGCATCGAGTTCGGCAACCGCGATAAGCCGCATGTCAAAATCCCGCACCCAGACCCGGCTGGCATCATGAATGTCATAGCCCACAAGCACATCCTGCCCGTGAAAGGCCTCCAGCGCGTGACTGAAATAGATGTTGTTGAGAATGCGGATTTCGCAGCGAGCGACCTTGCGCCGTTCATAGGGGCGCATCAGATCGGCGGCTTCCGATACGGCAATGGTGCGGATTTTCCCGCCTTCACCAAGCCACTCGGCCCATACTTCTGCCGGGGCCTGATGCCGCCAGGCTTTGGTTTCAGGGTCTCGAACCCGCTTCAGGCTCGATTGCGGGCGGTTGTTATAGGCGTCAATCTGCGCCTGAATGAAGCTCTTGAAATCTTCCCACGTCGTATCAAACGGCGTTTTTTGTGCCTTTTTCGCGGCCTGAATACGCGCCCGGTCAATATGGCGTTTTGCTTCCTTGTCTAGCTCCGAACCGCTATAGGAAGTCAGCTTTTTCGCCCATTGCCGGACATTGCGGTTAAACCGTTCGATTATGCCGCGTGCCTGTGAATTGTAGGGTAACGAGGTTTTCTGTGTGATGCCCCACCGGTCAAAGAAACCAATGGCGGTCGAACTGAACATCTCGTTTTTAAAACCCCGGCCATTGTCGGTATAAAAAATCAATGGCAGGGCGGAATAACGGCCGTCATCCCGTTCGACAATCGCGTTTGATAAGGCCTCAAGCACACCGATGGAGTTTTCGGCAAGGCCAACTGACCAGCCGACGATATATTTGCTAAATACATCCAGCGTGAAGGTGATTTCAGGCTGAAACGGTTGACCATGAAACGGATGCTCGACCTTGGCGCGGAAGGTGTGGCCGTCCGCAGTGTAAACCGCACCGGGCCAAAGCTCGGATACTGATCGCCGGGTAAAGGCTTGCAGGCTTTTAAGCGCCTGTGGCCCCATCCTTCCCCGGTTTTTGTCAACAATCGAAATTTTGTTATGCAAAAAGCGCCGTGCCTGGTCATAAGACGGCATGTCTACACCACGGGGCAGGCTTGACGGCAAATCCTCAAGCACCGCCGTGAGAGACGGTTTGCGCGGATCAGACCACAATTGCATCAGGGCCGGTGCCCAGTCGGGAACCTCATAATCCGGTTTGCGGGTGATGTTGGGGGCCAGCGCAAGAATGCCACCCTTTTCATGATCCAAAACCCATTGATAGAGGGTTCGCCGCGACAGTTTATGCGCAGACTTGGCGGTTTTGTTGCGCCGACCGCTTTTGGCATTGGCGATGCTCAGTAAATCCTGCAAATGAGCAGGCAAATGACCGGTTTTTGCCAGCTCAACAACCATATCCAGTGCCTGATTGCGGCTGATCAATGCGGCATGTTCATTGACCAGCTCAACGAACGCAGCCCGTGCATTCATCACATCGCGCTGGAAGGCAGTAAGGTCATCAGTATTGGCTGGCAGGTTTGACGCAGCAGGAACCGAGTCTTTGGTGTTGGTAGAGATTTGGTTGGTCAGATGGTGTCGGGCTAAAAATTTTTGGCTGACTTTGGGAAGGAGCGATATATCGTAGCCCCAGCCACCACCGCTCTCTTCAAGCCAAATAGCAAGAGATTTTCCCTGTTTATCTTTTGAGTGCCGCCAGCCTTTTCTATCGGCCAGAGAGTTGATGCCTCGAACTGTGCCAGGCAAGCCGGGTACTTTTTGTTCGGCTAACTCTTTAACCTTCCAAATACGTTTCATCGCCCGCCTCCCTTCCATTTTTTGCGGGCGGCAAGCTGGGCGCGTTTAAGCTGTTCTTTCTGATCTTCGATCATGGCGTCTTCGACCGCGCCAAGGTACCGTTCGGGGATCACCGCGTAATCAAATCGGCCTAATTCCATGCCGAAGATACGGGCATCGCGTGTCGCGTGAAGCAGGGCAAAGGCCCGCTCAAGGCTGATGGTATGGCTTTCGCGCGCCATGCTCGCATAGGCATCAAGCATGTTCTTGCTGACCTCTTCACCAAGGAATTCCGACATGGCAGCGGCGATCTCTTCCCGGCTTTTCCCGCTTTCGCGCAGAACTTCGGAAACGGCCCGGCTGATCCGTTGACCAAAACTGATGGCGCGTACTCGTTCCGGTGTTTCAAAAGTCACCGCGACCTTAGGTGGTGTCCACTCGTTCAACAAATCTATCGTGCCGGTATCGGAATTTTGCTTCGCCATGTGACGGTCTCGTAATTTCACAAACGCATGAAAAAAAGGCAGCAGCGTCATCCCTTTCGGCAGGGAGGGACCGGGAGAAGATGACGCCGCCGCCAC